AGATGCCAGGCGATGGCCACAGAACAGGTAAAGACTTCCGGCAGGTTTCAGCACCCGCCAGAACTGCGCCAGACACTGGTCCAGCCACTTCAGGTAATCATCGTCGCCCTTCCACTGGTTATCCCAGCCCTCGGGCTTCACTTTAAAGTATGGCGGGTCTGTGACTATCAGATCGACAGAGTTTTCCGGTAAGGTCTGGATAAATTCCAGGCAATCAGCGTTGATTAACTCACAACTGGATATTTTTACAGTATTAAGCATGGATCATTAAGCCTGTCTCTGATAGGCTCATTCTGCTTTTGCGCAAAGCAGTGGGCCTGAGGTTTGCTTGTGACCCCAACGCATGAGCAGATGGCTGGTGAGTGCCCCTAACACCCACCAGCCGCCCATTTACCACAAATAAAAAAGCCTTCAGGACTGAAGGCGTCTGTAACAACCGAACTGATAGTCTGCCAGACCCGCCATAACAAGCTGGGTCAGTATTAACTGACAGCGTTCGCGTGAAAGGTAAGTATTCTGTGCAATCTCCCCGACTGTCGCCGGTGCGGTGGCACTTAATTCATTAAACACCACTCTGGCGGTTTCGGTCATATCCTGCTGTTTCAGCATGTCTTTTTCCCTTTTCCGGTTAACGTGACACACCAATAACTCTTGTCAAAAAAGCCAGCAAGCTGAAAGACCGGTATTCACCGCCACCAGCGCGTTTACTGTACAGGACCGATTTCAGCCATAAAAAAACCCGCTCGCGGCGGGTTTAAGCTGTGTGGCAAAGTAACCACTCTTAACATACTGACATACTTTTTGCGGACCGCACTAATCATTTTTTACTTTTTTAGCAGCCAGTCGTCCATCTCCAGTCTTACCCCCAGCACAGACAAACATCCGTCAATAAACCCTTCGGCTATCTGCATCTCAATTCGTATTGCTTTTTCGCTTTTCTTTCTCGTCCTGGCTATCTGTCTTTTTGATATTCGCAACAAATAATGAGCAATGAGAAGCGAATACTCCTCAGGTTTTTTCTGCTTCAGACGTGCAAGACAGTTTTCAATGATAAGTCCGTCATCATCGCAGCAGGCTGGACGTGGTTTAGTGGTAGATGGTAAAAGGCCTTTGAATCCGGCAGCGATCGGAGAATAGTCCACCCCGGTGTTACCACTTGCCGCCCATGCCCCCCAGCGTTCAAGAACCATCTGAATATCACGCATCAACTTTCTCCACAAAAATCAGGACAGCACACCAATCGCCAGTGCGCGATCGATAAAACGAAATATCAGCTCCAGTTGGGAACCATACTTCTCTTCAAATGCCACGGTATCCGCATGCAGTTCGTCATGGTGTTTTCTGCACAAAGGCAACACAAAAAGGTCATGCGCTTTTGTACCCATTCCACCCTGACCATGACCAATCAGGTGATGCGGATCGTCGGCTGGCTTACCACAACATGCACACGGCTGCGTCTTAACCCAGCGCGTGTACTTTTCATTAACCCAGCGACGACGTTTGGGGCGTAACATAAAAGACTCCGGCGACTCCGGATCCACTTTCAGCGCCAGCACCTTTTTCGCTTTATCCTGGATAATGCTGGTGGCAGGAACCGAAGGCACAAGGTCACTCTCCCGGGTGACAGACGGCAAAACAGGCTTCGGTAATCTCAGGGCCTTACGGGCTGCACTTTCCGGTAAGGCATCCGCCAGGTCATTACGAACCAGCCACCAGCACAGTTCTGGCATTGTCACAACGTGACTGTCATCAAAACCAAGATCACGGCGCACAACAGACAACACCCAGCGGGCACAGTTATCCGTTGCCATTGATTCCAGCCGTTCCGTGAACTGATCGCGCAGCTGGTTATCGCAGTGCCAGCACAGACGGATTGCGCCCGGCGCGTGCCGCATTGTGGTCATGTTCTCGCTGTGCCATCCGGAATGAGGCCACTGACAGCCCTTTTCACGAAGTAACCAGCTTTCAAGACATTCCACGCCACCAGCACGACGAATAACTGCCTCATTGCGGAACACGGCCCGAACGGCAGGATCATCCGCTAACGGTTGTGATGCCGCCGGAACGGCACCACTGGCAAAAGATGAATAGCGTTCCGGCTCAGGCTCCAGCAGGACACGTCCCTGCATAAACAGGGGCATCAGCTCTGAACCTGGTCTGAACAAGACGATCCCCATACGCGGGGCAATTTCAGGGGTCAGCAGTGCTCTCACGGTCACCTCAGCGAACGGTATTGCATGAACGCAGGAGAAAAAAATTCAGCCATCACGCAGTAAACTCCTTCACCAGCGTTTCAAACTGGCTTACCTGGCCTTCCAGTTCCGCCACGCAATCCACCAGCTCATCCACCGCCTTTTGTGTGCGGTGTTTTGCCTGCAGCAGATCACGAAGCGCCGGAGTAAGCTGCTTGCGGAGCGTATCTTTTGCCACGCTCGTTTTTTCCATCTGTTCAGCACAACGAAGCATCTCCTGCGCCTGCCGACGAAGTTGTTCCGGTGAAACAGTGGTTGTTCTGTTGTTCAAAATAAACGCTCCGTTTTACTACCCGACATGCGGTTATTGCTGTATCTGCGCGGATTGCCCGGCGTCATGGGAGTGGAAAGAATCCGGGCACTCTCCTGGTCCACAGGCAGAAAATGCCCGTTATGAAAACGCCGGTAAATGGTACCCAGCGTGCCATTACGCTGTTTCGTGATGTTGATTTCTGCTATGCCTCTCGCCTGTGTCTCCGGGTTGTACACCTCATCCCTGTAAAGCATCAGAATGATGTCTGCATCCGCCTCTATTTCCCCTGAGTTTTTCAGGTCCGAGTTCATGGGGCGTTTATTGGGTCTGGATTCCACACCGCGGGAGAGCTGGCTCAGAGCAATCAGCGGAAAACCGCCGGATTTTGCCAGGCTTTTTAGTCCCTTTGAGATTTCCCCCACAGCAAGGTCGTGACGCCCCGTGCTGCGGGTTTTAATCAGGCCGAGGTAATCGACCACCACCAGCGCCGTTTCCGGGTGTTTCATCCGGTGGTGCCTCGTGGTTGCACATATCTCATCAATGGTCAGGTTTGCCTGGTCCACCATCCAGATATTACGCCCCGTCATTCGTCCCACGCCCTGTGAGAAACGTGCCCAGTCTTCGTCTTCAAAACGGGCAACAGACTTAAGACGGGATACCGGCATTCCCCCTGCTGCAGACACCATACGTTCACCAATCTGGATGTTCGCCATCTCCATGGTGAACAGAAGCACGCCATGCCCCTGCTCAGTCACCTTGTCGATGATATCCAGCGCAAGTTCGGTTTTCCCCATCGAAGGACGAGCCGCAATGAATACCAGGTCGCCTGGCTCCATACCGCCCGTTTTTGCGTCCAGTTCATCAATACCGGTCATCAGCGCCCTGGATTTCTCCAGTCCCTGATTGCGGCATTCAACACGGTCGACCACTTCCGGAAGGACATCATCAATGTGAACCGGCTGAATGACGCCCTTTCCGGTCGACAGTGAGGCCATCATGTTCTGCGCATCCTTCAGGGCATCCTCGGCTGCTTCACAGGTATACGCATCACGTAAATTCTGTAATGCTTCAGTCAGTGTTTTTTCTGCATCGCGCAGTGCGGCATTACGCCGCAACGCTGCGACATAGTGCTCCAGTGAAGACTTCACCCAGGTTTTGCGTCCGGTGTCGGTAATCACCGGGGCAAGTTCCGGCATCTCATTGCACAGCAGTACGGGGTCAATGACGCCGGATACACGGGCCTGTCTGCAAATTCCCGCGTAAATATCCCGGTACTGTCGTGCAGAAAAAACGTCCGCCGACAATGTGGCCAGAATATCCATCACTTCCGGATCAGCCCCACGCAGAAAAAACGCGCCAATGACAGCGCCTTCCAGGTCATCGTTACGCCATGCCGGGGTGTTCTGGCTGGTCATGCGGCAACACCTCCGATACGAGAACGGTAGCTGGGCCAGTTAAACGACAACCAGTTGCGCCCGCCATTGGTGATCCTGTCGGCAATCCGGGGACTGATGAACGCCCACAATTCTTCCGGTGAAAGGTTGCTGATCAAGATAGTTGGCAAAATACCCTCATACCGGGCATTGATAATTTCCTGCAAAATGGCCATTTCAGCCGCACTGCCAAACTGAACGCCGACTTCGTCGATGATCAGCAAATCCAGTGACGCATAATGCTCAATGACGTCATCCGCTGTTTTTTCACTGTCATTCCGCCAGCAGTTTTTCACAGCACGGGTAAGGCGCATCACGTCGGTGATCTCCACACTGGCCAGATAGTTACGGATGATGTGTTTTGCCATTGATACCGCCAGATGATTTTTCCCGGTACCGCAACTGCCGGTCATAACAAGACTGGTACCGTTCTCCAGCATATCTGGCCAGTTCTCCGCATAGCGGCGACAGGCCGCAAGATTTCTGGCTGCGTCAGGATTAACCTCCAGATAATTATCAAACTCGCAGTCCCGAAAACGCAGAGCAATTCCGGCGTTATCAGTCAGTTCTTCCGCCTTGAGGGACGACAGCTCCATGGTCAAATCGTTGGCCTCAGCTATCAAGCAGTCAGGGCAGCATGAAATTTTTTCTCTGTCCTCGCCATTACGATCGCTCCACACCAGAATATGTGTGTGGTATTCGCCATGTTTTTCGCAACACCCGCGCCCTTCACGCATCCAGCAGGAACGATAAGGCCATGGTTTTTCGCCCTTCTGAGCAAATGCAATCTCTGCCCGTAACTCATCCATCCGCGCCTGTAGTCTTGTTTGTTGTTCACGCAGGTTAAACGTCATCATCGCTGTCACCTCAGAATGTCAGTTTGTCGCTGGATTTACCGAATTTGTCAGACATGGCACCAAGGCCAGACAGAACATCGACCTGTCTTTGCCGCCCACCTCCGGGAACGGCAGGCTGTTGCCAGGATTCGTCAAAGTGTCGATCGGGGCCAAAGAACGTCGACGCCTGCTTCACAAACTGGGTGCCGATATTTCCTGAGACACGCACCCAGGCGGCATAGCGTTTCACACCGTTGAGCATGGTTTCTGGTGTCACACCTTCCCTGATTCGGGCTTTCCAGGCTTTGAAAGCTGCTGACTTGGAATTACCACCAGCACGTTTGGGGTATTCCTGCCAGGCCTGCTCAAATTCCGGTGAATATTCCTGTCTGGCAGAACGCGCTGGTGCAGACGCGTCAGCGGATGCGCCAATAGTGTTTTTAGTCTCCGTTGTAATCTCTGTAGTAATCTCTGTATTTGTATCAACATTCGGCGTATCCCCTGTTCCGTTATGACGTTGGGGGGTGTTCCGTTTTAACGTAATAGCTGTATCGCTGATTGCATTATTGCTGTTACTTTCTGGCGAAACAGAAGAAGGTGTGGTGATGGCAGCAATTGCCTGTGGGTTGATCCCGACAAACAAAATATTGCTGCATTTCACCCCATCGAGCATTTCCACCGTGCGTAAATCCAGAGTAATAAACCCGGCATCACGAAGACGCTTCAGCGCATCTGCGGTTTCCCTTTTCCCAAAGCCAAACTGCTCAGCAAACGCCTGATAGCTTCTTTGCAGCTTGTCACTCTGAAAACGCTTGCGATATCCCAGTAAAGCCCCTGTATGCTCATCCCTGACTTCTGTCGGGCGATACCAGTAAACAATCTCTGAAAGCAGCGCAATGGCAGTCGCATCTGGACGCCCACTGGGTAGCTGGATATGTTTCCACCAGGATGGCGGTGTGACATTGCCGGAAATATTAATTTGACCAATAGCCATAACCTCCGGTGTAGGAGCGTAACGACTCATACGACCTCCTTACGCGGCATGACTATGGCGTAGTCCTTATTATTGGTCGCTGACTGGATCAACCTGTAAATATTTTTCCCTGCACTTTCCTTTCCACTTTTCGTTTTATTCCTTCTCCCCCTGGAAACAGTGACAACGCCAAGATCTTCGAGTAATGCCGTAGCGTTTGTGATTGTGTTACGGCATAAGCCAAGAGCTGCGGACAATTCCAGAAGAGAAATTTCCACAAAACCCTGCTCACCTGAAGCATTTTGCAAATAAGATAAAAGCAGCCTTGAACTCTTATTGAGCGCTTTTTTTTCAGGCGTTAATTTACAAATCACACGGCACCTCCCAGACGCTTAAACATTTTTCCGGACTGAAACGCCACCAGCGGATAACTCAGGGTATGAGTACGTCCCTGAACCTGGCAGACAACCTTCTGGCTTTCTGTATTGACCAGGCAAACCCGCAGAACGTGTCCATTGCTGGTGGTGAACCACTGCCCCACACGGGGGCAATGGTTGTATCGGTGATACAGGAAATTAACGATGTGGCGGATCATGGACGCACCTCCGCCGTAGTTACGTATTTAACCGGGCTACCTTTCATTGAGATGGTTTCACACATCTCTGCCGCTTTCAGTTCTGCCGTTTTTCTGGATTTATAGCGACGGTGCCAGACAGATACATCCGTGCGAACTGATACATCGTTTCTGTATTCCGCAGTGGAGATGATGATTTCGTAACTAATCATGGGCGTACCTCCCGTTGATTACGACGGGACACGGAGTGACCCTGGACGGTTTCAACCTCATGGAGTGCGTCAATACAGCTCTCGTAGTACCGCATGGTGCGCAGACTTAACCCAAGCTGTAGCATCATCAGACCATCACGGGTGATGTAATAACCACGCACTGAATCGCCATAGGCGCGATAAGTGCCGGGAATAAAGTTGCGGGTGAGAAATTCGCGTGAGCAGTTGAGATATTCGATTCGATCGATGATATTCTTATGCATGCGCTTAAAGTGACAGGCGACATACAGGGAGAATATAACGGCTCTGCCGTTGACGACCTCGATTTTGAGATATGGATGTGCGGGGATCGTAGCCATTAAGACAGCCTCCTTGATCGGTGAATGACAATATCCACCACAGGAGGTCTCAATCTCGCTGGTGGCGGACTGGACAGGGTTGAGACTACCGGCGATCAAGGAAACCGGCGAACCTTTCGGTTCCCCTGCCCAGCCCACCATAATTTTGGCGTGCGCAGGCACTGACAACAAAAAAGACGCTGGCGCGTCGTTTGTCGCCTCGATCAATTCCGGGGTCTCACTCCCGATAGTGGATTTTGCCACTATATGTAAAGTGTGCCGCCAGAATTGAATGTTGTCAACGAGGTTAAATATAGAGTCGCTATGTTGGTGGCGCTTCGCACTCAACAAAATCACGACGAAACAACCACAGCGGGCTGAAGCATTCATGCGGATAACCATCACGCAGGTAAATAACCCGCTGTGTTTCAGGCTCCCAGCGTATAATGTGGACGCGACGCCCCCTTCCATCACGGAACCAGCGATTGAGTACTTGCATGTGTTACCTGTGAGCATAATTACCCCTGCCAGCCCAGCGCCTGGAACAACCCCATTTTCGGGTGATACCAGCGTGCACCTCGTGGCTCTGCTTCACTCATCATGCGATGAAAAGCAGCCATGAAAGGTTCTACTGCAACAATCGCTCGACGAGACAACAATCCATCCGGCGTCATAAATTCATGGGTATCGGTAGGGATCTGATATGCGTTCACCAGATTGCGGCATTTCGCATCTGACATACCCGTTTTCGCCACCAGCTGACGGTAGCCTGCATAACCATCGCGTATGGTGCCTCTTTTGATTTTCTCGACGGTTTCAGTAACGTGGGTGACTTTCTCTTCCACCTGCTCAAGACGTCTTTGTTGACGAACGGCTTCAAGTGCCATTGCAGCAACCATTTCGATCTGGCTCATCGGTTTACGGATTTGTTCTTCCAGTTCACGCCAGCGATCTACCAAGCGGGCAGTGAATTCAGGGCAAAGCTGTGCGACAACAATAATGCTGTCGCGTTTGCCTCGTTCACCTTCGAATACATACGCGCTAGAAAATCGGCGAGGGCCAAGTGATTGTTTATTCTCAATTTCCACAGACTGTGGAAATTGGATGATTCCCTTTTTAGCCAGTGTTTCAATAGTTCTCTTAACACTATCTGGTCTGCTTCCCACCAGCTCAGCTATCTCAATACTGGTCATGGATGCTTTATCGGTAAAAATTGCGGTATTCATCTGATTGCTCCTTGAGGATGACATTTCAAAACTCACGCCAAAACGTATGCATCGTGAGTTACTGCTCGTGACAGTCAGTCTTTAATCTCTGGTAATACCGTTTGATTTTCGTAACGAATCAGGAATTCCATCTTCGGGATAAGGGTATAGATCAGGTCTTAACCCATGCGGAGTAACCTTCCATTCAACTAATTCACACACCCGTAAAACAAAACGAGAAGGAACGGAGTTTTTAGAAAACCACAGGTTCACCGCTTGTGGCGTAACACCGATGTATCTTGCTATGGCGTTTTGAGGAATCAATTTACGCAACATGTCGTAATCATTCAGTTTTATCACAGCACAGCTCCAATATTAACTTTACAAATCAAGAATACATCAAGAATAAATTAACATGCAAGTTTCAAAAGGATCGAATACACTAAAATCAAGTTAATATTTATGTGTATAAAGCCTCGACAGGAACTCACCATGAAGAATGTAAAAAGCACAGAAAATCGGATAGCAATGATGCTGAAAACAAAAGGCTGGAGTCAGGCTGAACTAGCCCGTAAGCTGGGTGTAAGCGCACAATCAGTACAATACTGGACTACAGGAAAGACGTTTCCCAGAAGCGATAAACTTGCACAACTATCAGTAATTAGTGGTTATCCACAATCCTGGTTTTTGGGTGAAGACACCTCATCAACACTTTCTTCAGCTGAAAAACACCATACAAGAGAAGACAGCGTTGTGTTCAATGTACTGGATGTTGAATTCAGCTGCGGCGACGGAACTCATGTTCGGGGAGATCTAATTGATGTTGTACGCTCAATAGAACTTGATCCTGAATATGCCCGCCGCCTGGTCGGTAACAGAGCATTCAAGAACATAGAAATTGGTAACGCCAGAGGGGACAGCATGGCCCCAACAATCTCCCCAGGGGACTTGCTGTTTTTAGATAAAACAGTAACTTATTTTGACGGTGATGGCATTTATGCATTTTGCTTTGATGGCGAATGTTACATCAAACGACTTCAAAAAATTGGAAGCAAGATCATGGTCTTATCAGACAATCCCAACTATCAGCCATGGAGCATCGAAAAAGAGGGAATGGCGCTGCTATATATCCAGTCAAAAGTCATCTCATCGGTACCATTCAATATCAACAGATTTGGTTAGTTATTGATTTTAAATTAAATTATTGGTCACACATTACAAAAAAATCAAGTTTATCAATTTTTGATTGACACGCGTTTTCCTGATACATAATATCTCACCATCAATTATATATTGATTAACTTCAACTTAGAATTGCATGGTGATGATATGGAAGCCTTACAAACAACACCAAAAACATGTAGCCTCAATACTTACAACAAGGTCTTATGTGATGATTTAGACCTCGATTCTTTTGCATTAACCATCGCAAACCTGCTCAGTGCTGTTCGCACCTTCAACCTCCTGGATGATACGCGATTAAAAGAGGTTGGGTTTGATGTGCTGGAATTTACTCATGAATATGCTTTAGCGATCGCATCGACAAAACAACAACATTCTATTCGCTCAGGCAACAAGATAGCCTGCATACGCACCAAACGTGAAGCCTGCGGCTTAACAACTGCCGAACTCGCCAGGCTGCTCGATCTCGATGAAGAAATTATCATCCAGTGGGAGAGCGGAGAGTACGAACCAACCATCAGCATGCTTATCCCCCTGGCAAACGTCCTAGGATGCGATCCGCTTTCTCTGCTGAGTGAAAAAAACAGCGAGTCAGTTATTCGCGTAAATGTGCCTGAAGTCCATGTGGAAAGTATTGGCGCACGCATCAAAAGCGCCCGTACAAAACTGGGATTAACCGAATCTGATCTTGCCCGCATGATTCATACCTATAGTAACCCCATAAACGACTGGGAATGCGGCATCCATGAAGTTCCAGCTGCTCAGATAGTACCACTGGCCAGTGCGCTTAATTGTGACTTGATGTGGTTGTTAACGGGAAAATCAGAAGCAAAGGAGTAGCAACAATGACTGGCAATATCCATGATAAGTATGAAGGCTTATGCCTGGCAGCGGATTCCTTTGCAAACAATATCCATAATTTATTATGCGCAGTTGTTGTATTACAAATGTCAGACAACGATGCAATAAAAAGAACAGGTGATGAAGTTCTTGAATTTGCACGTTGCTATGCTGAAGCAGCTGCTGAAAAAGAACTAACCAGTTAAATAGAACAAGTCATCTCCGGATAATATATTACGGCTTAATCGCCGGGGATTATCACACCCTTAATCCACAGGAGGTTTTATATGACCTTTATAAAACATAAGGCATCACACAAAACAGCCTGCCTTATTGCACAGCACGGGAAAAATTACATGCATATTGCCTGCTTGTTTCTGCGTAAAGCATACGGGAGATAATAATGCATCAGAAAACAGCAGAACACGAGCAAACCAGAGTATTGCTGACCATCAAAAACGGGAAAGTAATATTAATTCGTCATGTTCATGACGATGAACTTGTAGGAAGTCTTTCAACATTCCTGTTTATTGCAGAAAAGGCAGGATATGACGTTATTGCACCAGCTGATGAAGATGAGGAGTAAATATCATGCAATACACTGAATTCCAGGCTGAAGCAACAGCCACAGGTATACGAACTGGCAGTATGACTATTGATTATCACGACGCAATCCGCCGTCTGGATGCAGGTGAATTCGATCATCCTAATGTGAAAGGTTTGCAAATCCTTCAATGCCTCGCACAAGCCGACAATGCAGGATTACTAGGTAAACTCCCTGTTGAGATGAAGGTAGCTCAGTGGCGCTGGTTGTACGTGACGACATTCATCAACGAAGAAGAAAACAAGAATGGCACTATTGATATCCCAAACGAACACGGAACAACAGATCGCGCCGTAATATATAACGGGAAGCATGGGGTTATGACGATATATCCCGGCCCCATTCGGTTTGCCTTACAGCAGTATATTGAATGGAATTTAATTCAAAAATACGGCGAGGCAGAAGGAATGGGTAGAGCACTATTTCTTTATCAGAAAATGCTCATTACATACCCAGATAAAGGTTTCATTGTTTCAGACATGGGGCGAGAAGGGCTTGAACTCCTTCTGGATGAAATGATTAACGACCTGAATACTCATGGTATGCCAGAAGGCCAGTGACACATTAAATATTAAGAGGAATATAATTCTTCCGTTTTTTACTAACCGTTTATATGAAAAGCAACCGTGACTTAAGCAGAGTAAAACTGCTTTTAATCCTTGCCACAGTACTGACAATAACAGAAATCATTATTCTCTTTATTGCGCTGTCTGTCAGTTAAAAATATCGGGATACCACATACCAATGAAACTGTATTTCACAATAGTAATTTTACTGGCAATTATCGCATGCATTTACGGATTACTCGTTCCGTTCCTTATATCCATGAAGGATACGATAGCAGTTATTTCTGGCTTTGCACTGGCGTTTCTGACCCCGCCCTGCATTTATGCCATTTACAAGGGTCTTTCTTTCACTAAGGATAAAAAATGAAAAAAATTATTTTTTCTTTAGCCATTGTTCTGCCGACCATTGGCCTTGTCGGCTGCGATCGCGTTGAACCCGGTAATGTTGGCATCAAAGTAAATAAACTGGGCGACGATAAAGGCGTCGGTGAGGTGGTCGGTGTTGGTCGCTACTGGACTGGCTGGAATACTGAAGTTTACATCTTCCCAACCTTCAAACAAATGAAGACCTACGATGAGCCGTTCAGCTTCCAGATGAGTGACGGCACAACCATCGGCTATCACATCGGTGTTGCCTACAAAGTTGATCCATCCAAAGTTACCACGGTGTTTCAGACCTACCGCAAAGGCGTGGATGACATTACCGCCACTGACCTGCGCCAGAAGATCGCCGACGCACTCAATCGACTGGCCAGCAAAATGACCACCGACAAATTTATCGACGGCGGCAAGTCTGAACTACTGGATACCGCACTTAAAGACATTCAGGAAGAGATGTCACCCATCGGCATTCAGGTAATGAGCCTCTCTTATGTAGGTAAACCGGAATACCCGCCAACCGTTATCGACAGCATTAACGCCAAAGTCACGGCAAACCAGAAAACCCTGCAGCGCGAACAGGAAGTCAAGCAACGTGAAGCGGAGGCCAACATGCTACGTGCAGAAGCTGCCGGACAGGCTGATGCCATTCGAACAAAAGCCCTGGCAGAAGCCGATGCCATTCGTTTACGCGGCGAAGCTCTGCGCCAGAACCCTGGCGTCATGGAGCTGGAAGCCATCAACAAGTGGAACGGTACACTGCCGCAATACATGACCAGTGGTGCCAATACACCATTTATCCAGATTAAATAACTTACACGCCCGGCAAACCGCCGGGTTAATGGAAAATCAGATGAACAACCAGAATACTCAACCGCAAATAATGAACTATGACCCGAATCTGACGTCGTGCGGACGCATGGCAAAACAAACCGTTCGATTAACTTTCGGACTATGGGAATACCGCGAAACATTCGAAGTTACTGTCGGCGGCAATCTGACCGGACTGGATGTTATCAATTGCGCTATTGAAAGCCTGTACGCAACGCTGCCTTATGAAGAAGTCCTGGATGAGCGCACAGGGGAAACGGATATCATGGCCACCATTAATATTGGCGAACTGATATGCCAGGATGAAGACCTGTCCGGGGAACTCTGGCTTGCCGGGATGCTTATCTCAGCAGAAATTATCAGCATTGAACCCGCTACAAACATACGGCTCTGAAGTTCTCACTATTCAGAGAGCAGGAGAAAAAATGTTCGCTCTGATTAATCAGGGACAACTGTATACCGACAGTGCCGGTTACCCGGTAAAAATTGTTCGCTGCATAAACAACACCGTGTTGTACAGAAGATGTGAAGCGAATGTTTGAAGTGTGGTGCCACTGCCGTGGATGAAAGTTTTATGAGGTTGGCATGCAGACAATCATCTATCAGATAACCCCCAGCAAATGGTGTACGGAGAGAGTCCTCATTGCATCAACAGGGCTAAAGCCTGGCACCATCGAGCGAGCCAGAAGAAAGTCATGGATGCAGGGAAAAGAATACCGCCATTACGCTGTAGAAGGTGATCCGGGGCATTACAGTGAATGCCTGTACAACATCGAAGAAATTATGCGATGGATCGAAAACCAGAAACAACCAGGTGCCAAAAATGCAAGTTCCGGTTAACCTGTTAATGCTCCTGGACGTCTGGGAGGTTTTATGAGTAACGCATCATACCCGACAGGCGTTGAAAACCATGGAGGATCACTCCGTATATGGTTTCACTATAATGGCAAACGTGTCAGAGAAAACCTCGGTGTTCCTGACACCGCCAAAAACCGGAAGATCGCTGGTGAGCTTCGCACTTCTGTTTGTTTTGCAATCAGAATGGGGAGTTTCGACTACGCCGCGCAGTTCCCTAATTCCCCTAACCTGAAACACTTTGGTCTGGGAAAAAGAGAGATAACCGTTAAGGCACTTTCGGAAAAATGGTTGGACCTTAAGAAAATTGAGATTTGTGCGAATGCACATAACCGTTACCAGTCAGTAATTAAAAACATGTTACCAATGTTAGGTGAAAAAAAACTGGTTTCATCCATAACAAAAGAGGATTTACTTTTCGTAAGGAGAGATTTGTTGACCGGTTACCAAAAGCTTTCTAATGGAAAGACTTCTTCCATAAAAGGGCGCTCAGTGGTCACGGTAAACTACTATATGACAACCATAGCTGGAATGTTTCAATTTGCAACAGATAATGGTTATACCTCAGGAAACCCATTTAACGGTCTGGCTCCCTTAAAAAAGTCCAAGGTAAAACCAGATCCTCTCACCCGTGACGAATTTATTCGTTTTATTGAGGCTTGCCGTCATCAACAAACAAAAAACCTGTGGATTCTCGCTGTATACACGGGTATTCGTCACGGGGAGCTGGTATCGCTGGCATGGGAAGATATAGATCTTAAAGCAAGGACTATAACCATCCGTAGGAATTATACAAAACTTGGCGAATTCACTCCACCAAAAACCGATGCTGGCACCGGAAGGACAATTCATCTGGTTCAACCAGCTATTGATGCTCTTAAAAGCCAGGCGGAAATGACCATGCTTGGAAAGCAACATTCTGTAGAGGTAAAGCAGAGGGAATATGGGAGAACAGCTGTGCATAAATGTACTTTTGTTTTTAGCCCTCAGGTAATAAAACAGCAGCAGTTGTCTGGACCTCACTACAAAGTTGACTCCATCAGGGAGTCATGGACAAGTATCTTAAAACGCGCAGGTCTGAGACACAGAAAATCGTACCAATCCAGGCATACTTATGCATGCTGGTCACTTGCCGCTGGAGCTAATCCTAGTTTTATCGCAAGCCAGATGGGCCACACAAACGCACAAATGGTATTCAATGTTTACGGAGCATGGATGAAAGACAACAATCACGAACAGATAGAACTCCTTAACAAAAGACTATCTGAAAGTGTCCCATGTATGCCCCATAAGAAAGTGGGGTAAAATAAAAACTTGTAAAATCAGTTAGTTTACCCTTAATCCCTGTCACGTTACGCGCGTGGCAGAGGCGTTACGGG